TTACTATTTCCAGCAGTAACTGAATTAAAATAATTAGCAGAGGACATATTTGATGTAAATGTAATATCTGTTTTACCTGTTCCGTCATCAAATACTGAACTTACATTTAAACTATCTTTTATATTGTCAGTTTGGGTGTTTTCTTGGTCAATGGCTAAGTATGACTTAGCACTGCCCTTCACAATATAATCTGTATCCAAAGACTTAGCTGTGCCTGTTATCTGTCCACTTGTCTGTAATGTATCAAATGCTATTGTTCCGTTTGCCATTACTTGCTCTCCAGTGCTGTAACTCTGCTAATCAAATCAGCAATCTGTGTTGCTTGTGTTGCGTTTTCTGTTTCAAGTGCAGTTACTTTTGTTGATAACTCTTGAACTGCTTTGAATAACATAGGAATCATTCTTCCTGTTGATAAAGATTTGAAGTCTGTAACTGTTTCCCCATTTATTTCATCTGTGTTTTCTGTAACATAATGAGATGCAACAGCTTGAACTTCATCTGCTATAAAACCATAATTAATTTTATCATCATCAGGTGTCATTGATGAAGCACCATTATATTTAAATGTTACTGGTCGCAGTTGATTTACAATGGTAAGTCCGTCTTGTAAATCTGTTATATCTTTTTTTACTCTCCTATCAGAAAGACTACTTACACTTCCATCATTCGTGTAAAAATCTCCACCTGCATCTATTCTAGCTCGTTCTGTTCCTAAAGAATCTACTGAACCATAATGTATTATTTGAAATGAACCTGCTCCACCATTAAATCTAAGTTCACAATTAAATTTTTGCCCGGGAGTTCCTGTGTTGTTATTACCTGCTAATCTAATAGATGATAAAGTATCGTTACCTTCATTATAAATTTCTATACCTTTTCCACTTACAGAAGGAGTTGCTTCACCTATGCCAACATTACCACTGCCATCTATCGTTAAATGCTCAACATTACTTGCAGACAAATCATCATTTATCCTACCAATAGTAAATATTTCAGCACTGTTTTTAATAAACCTAGTTGTGTTGGCATTGTTAGAATCTTTTAAAAATAAAGTTGGTTCATTTGAAGATACAATTACATTCTGACTAGCATCCACAGTAACAGCAGTTGTATCAGCAGTCTTGATGACTACTTGGTCATTAGTAGATAAATCAATTCCACTGTCATTATCGCCTGAAGCATTGTGTAGTTTATCTGCTCTTATTTCACTCATGTCTTTATCCTACTAATTTAACTGAAAACATTGAATATGAACCTACACTATCAATAAAAATTTGTCCAGTTTGTAACTGTGCTGTAAAATAATCTCCAACATTACAATCAAGTAAACAATGTGCAGCGAGTGGGATATATTGACTATCAACACCATGATAAGCTCTGCATACAAGTGAGCCATTTTTTAATATTTTTATTTGATGGTCTTGTGTTGTATTGTTATGTGTCAAAATATTTAATTTTGCTTCATAAACTCCAGCTACTGGGACAGTAAACCTGCCAGTGCTTTCGCTATAACAATTCCCTTGATTTAAATCTATAGTGTCAAATCTTATGTCGGTATCATATATTTCATAAGGATTAGCATTATCTTGTGCATTACCAGTAGTTAATTTTACAAAACAACATGGTATTGCTGGTTGGGTTATTACACCACCACTGCTGATAGTCATTCCACTAGTGCCATTTGTGTGTTGTATGTTTTGTACTTTTAATGTACTCACGATATCACCAACCTTCCACCACTGTTCACTGTCAATGTAACCCCACTATCTACAGTAAGAACACCTGTTACCTGTGCATTTTCTGTAGCTAATATTGTTGTATCAGCAGTTAAGTTTTGTGCATTTGTTCTGAACAAACCACCTGCCTTAAAGTTACCTTTGTTCTCGGCTGCAGGTGTAACAGAACCTCTAGTAGACTCAAGAAAGTACACAAAGATATTGTTAGTACCACTTGAAGGTGCTGCTGTAAATGTCAACGTAGAACCATCAGGTACAGTGTATGCAGATGTATCTTGTACGACACCATCTACTGATACAAGTATTTGCTGTACAGAACTTATAGTTCTTCCTAAATCAAATGTAGTTGTACTTGCATCACCATTGAATCTTACGACTGCAGGTGGTTGTTGAAATGCAGAAACTACTTTATTACCTATAAAAGCCATTAAGCAATCTCTAAATAACTAGTTATTACATCTACTGAACTTACTGCACTTGAAGTAATTTTAATTTTATCAGAAGCATTAAGTACAACCTTTTGGTCTCCACCTACAACTACTAATGTTGAACCTGCAGGTATTGGTGCATCTTTAACTAGTCGAGCTGCTGCTCCACTATCTATGCTTAGCTCTGCAGTTACAGTTATTTGAGAACTTGTTATATTTGCTAAACTTAATCCTATAACTGTAGTTGATGTACTTGCAGGACATACATATGCATCAGTAGTTGTTGTACCTACCCCTGCAACTGCTGAAACTTTAAAACTATTTGCCATGATATTTCCTTATTTATTAGTATATTATACTGTATATCTTAACCTAACGCAATAGCAAAAGGTATGGGTGAGTTACTTGCTATAGATGTAGCCATAGTAGAACTTAAATTAGCAACCACAGTATTTATAGATGTTATTGCAGCAGTGCGATTATTAATACTTGTAGCCATAGTTGCAGATAAATCTGTTATAACAGTATTAATTGAAGTAATGGCACTTGTTCTATTACCAATACTAGTTGCTAGTGTAGAACTTAAATTAGCAACCACAGTATTTATAGATGTTACTGCATCTAAATTAGTTTTAGTCAAAGCACTTACTGCAACTGCTAAACTATTAACAGATGTTATTACTGTATTTATACTTGTAATTGCATTAGTATTAGTTGTAATATTTGTATTACTATTATTAATACTTGTTGCCATAGTTGCACTTAAATTTCCTACAACTGTATTTATACTTGTTATTGCCGCAGTTCTATTAGCAATAGAAGTTGCCATAGTTGCAGAAAGGTTAGTTGTAACAGTATTAATTGAAGTAATTGCATCTAAGTTAGTTTTAGTTAAGGCACTAACTCCTGCAACTACTGTATTAATAGATGTTACTGCATCTAGATTAGTTTTTGTTAAAGCACTTACATTTGCAACAACTGTATTAATACTTGTAATTGCATCTAAGTTAGTTTTTGATAAAGCACTAACTGCAACTGCTAAACTATTAACAGATGTTATTACTGTATTAATAGATGTTATTGCATCTAGGTTAGTTTTAGTTAAAGCACTTACTGCAGCTATTTGTGTTTCAGTTCCAACAGTTACACCTGCTTTAAAAATTCTTGTTGAGTTTATACTTACTGCAGTAATATTTGTTGCACCTAAAGTGCTAACTGATGTATTACTAAAACTTAGTGTATTAGCAGTTAAGTCAGTTATACTTGCTGTAGCTGCTGTTAATATACTTGTATTAACTGTAGTTGCACTTACTGTTCCTACATTTAAGTCAGAATTTAATGTTAAATTATTAAGTGTTGCATCAGTTGCACTTACTGCCTTCATATTAGTAGTGCCTTCAATAACTACATCACCACCTATAGATGTATCATTTTCTACTGTAAGAGAAGAAGCAGATACTGTGCCACCTACAAAAGCATTAGCAGATACTGTAGTTGCAATACTTACACTTATTACCCTACCATATGTATCAATATTAAATTTACCTAAAGGTCCATAAGTTGCAGAGGTTATGCCTGTAGTTGCAAGACTTATAGTAGGATTACCTGCTGTACCATTACCATTAGCTACAGATATAGGACTAGTTCCTACAATGGTTTTAGCTGAAAGAGTTCCTGAGTTACCTACTACAATACCTGTAAGACTTGATAAATCTGCAATATTATTTAATGCAGTTACATTTGCAGTTAATGCAACACCACCTATTTGAAACGTACCATTTACATTTACTTTATCTGTAGCTATTTGTAAAGGTGTAATATTACCTGCACCTGTTTCAACACTTTTTAATGTAGTGCTTAATGCACTATTTGCCACACTAACTTGTAATAAGTTTTTGTAAGTGTTTGCAATTTTTTGACCTGTAAAATCACTCATATCATATTCCAATACTTATCTGTATTTTCCCATTCTGTTGTTGCACCTTCCCAATCTAAATTTCTATCTACATTAGATTCAGGTCTTACATTTCTAATAAAAAAATCTTCTGCTATTCTTGGACTTCTATTTTGAGGATGATTTTTTAAATCATATCCACCTTCATAGTCTTGAGGACAAACCATAAGTCCATAGCTATTTTTTCTCATTACTTTACGTCTGTATTCAAACCCACAAACGTCACATTCTACTATTACATTTTTTCCAACTGCCATTAATCAGGTAACCAATCTGTAACTGTTACATTCGTTTCAGGCATAGGAGACCTTCTAGTAGGAAACTTTAATGTTTCAACATCTATAGTATTAGGGATTTTATTCTGAGGATGGTTTTTTAAATCATATCTTTCAAAATCAGTAGGACAAACCATTGTGCCATAACTAGTCTTTTTTAAATCCCTTAATCTATATCTAAATCCACATACATCACATATGCCTAAAGTTTTTCTTGATGTAGTCATTATATACTAATTTTTGGTTTTATCAAAAGACTTACTCTTTCTCTGTCCTCTGTTAATGCTCTAGCAAGTCTTTCTTCATATTCTGTTTTTATCATTGCAATTCTATTCATATCTACATTCGGTCTTTTCATAGACATATAATATGCAACACCTGCAGTTAAACATGGTAAAAATCTTCTTGAAATATCAGGTGTCTGCACTGCAGATTTATTTATATCTTGCATATACCTAATTAATTCTAGTTTAATTTTATCTGTAGAGTTTTCAGGGAGCGGCCAGAGATATATTTCAGGTCTATCTCTTTCATGTCTTACTGCATATTGAGTAGGTCTACCTGTTTGTTTTTTATTTGGAATTTTTAAAAATTCTTGCATAGATATACGTTCTAGTTGTATGTCAGTATCATCTCTATTAACAACTGCTTCTAACACATCTATGCTTGATGATGCTAATGCATATGTAGTTACACTTGCAGTAACAGTAACTGTAGAAGTTTCTGCAGTCCATAACATTATATCTCTATTTTGCCAATCAGATAATAATAAATTAATAGACCTTCTTGCAGACTTAGGTTCATGTCCTAGTGTAGGTTCACCACCTATCATTTCCATTGCTTCTTGGATAACTTCATCTATATCCATAGAAAAATCATATGTGCCTGATGTACTCATTTCTTTTTAATCTTTCTTTTTTTAATCTTTTTAACAACAGGCTTTTTTATTTGTTGAGAAATACTACTTCTACCAATAGCCATTACTTACCTCTTAACCAATCATACCATTTTCTTTTATGCTCTTCTGATTCCCTTTGTATGTTTTTGAGTCTTAGGTGGTGCTTTTTTGCTTTTGCCTTCTCCTGCCCATAACTTTTTATTTGCCCAATAAGCTGCTGACATCTTACCCTTTTGTATATTTTTTGCGTGGCGAGCCTTAAAACTTTTTCTAGCTTCTTTAGAATAATTGTGACCCATTGAAGAATCACCATAGTGTATAAGCTTAATCCTATCGCCTTCTTTAGCCAAAACCATACCTTTTTTACCCGGTCTGTCAGACCTTTTAGGTTTATTAAATCCTGCAAATTTTTTTCCACGATATTCTATTCCTCCTGATGGTAATCTTTTTACTCCGGGATATTTACTCATGCTATCCTCTTTTTAGTTTTAGTTGTTTTTCTTTTTCTTCCTGATGCAGTTACAGACCACTTGACCATTTTAGGTCCTGTCTTTTTCTTTGCTTCAGCTTTACTAATACGACTAGCTACTTTAGCAGGTCTACAGGCAGGATAAGGTCTAGACTTTTTATCTTTGCCTGACCTTCCACATTTTTTACCTGTCTTAACATCTCGCCAATCTTCTTTAAACCATTTAGTTAAGCCACTATTTTTAGGTTTAGCCATTATGCGTAAGTTCCACCACGTTTTTTATAAGTACGTACAAGCCAAGCATTTGCATATGCTGATGGATAAACCTTAAATTTCTTCTTTGCTTCTGCTTTTACTCTTGAATATAATGCAGGATTTTTTGGTTTAGGTGAACTTGATTTTTTCTTTTTAGCAATTGCCATTGTATCTCCTTTACATACATAAGTCTTCGTATTTAGTAGTATATAGTCTATGTTTAGCTAACTCTTTACTAGAGTTTATACCTACTATATTATTATACTTTAGTATTTTTAACAACCAATTTATCATATGCTTCCTTAATTTCCTCTATTGTTCTTTTACATCCTATACAAATATTATCTTTAAGTGTACATACTCCTATACATGGACTTAAAATCTTCCTACCCATTTACCTACAAACCAAGCCATTAATCCTGCAAAGAATAATACAATTATAGCGGCTATTCCATAACCTAAATATTCCATAAGTTCTTCTTTACGTTTTTGTGCCATCTTTTCTTGATAACGTCTTGACTTACGAGCTTCTGCTTGAAAAGATTGCCAATCTTGCCAAAGACCCGGTCTGCCTAGATAAATCATCATTTTTTTGAGTTCTTCTTCTTTCTCTCTTATCTGTTCAAGAGCCATGAACTCTTCTAGGTCTGCACTACCTACACCTTTGGATTTTTTCTTTTTCAGATTTTTTTCTATTTCTTCTTTTGAAAAGACAAAATCGCTTATATGTTTTGCACATCCACTCAGTTCTTTTCCGTTAGATACGAATTGTTTTATAACACTGAAAGCGGCATTTGCTGCGGCTAGTTCTGCTAACATTATCTTTTCCTTATGGGTTTACAATATGCAGTTATTCGTAAGCTAGGTCCTTCCTCTTGTGGTATTGGTGGTTGTTTATGAAGTCTTTGTGCAAAATATAAACATCTATCTATATCTTGAAAGGTTTGTGTTTGGTCTATTACTCTTATCCCCATCATAAACACTAACACAAACTCTATCATGCTTTACCATGTAACCTTCTTATTTGTTCCTTACCTTTTTTAAAAATATTTGCAACTTGTGTTTTTTTCATTACTTTAGCTCTTTGTTCGCCAACAGTAAGTATTTGTATCTTTCTCGCAAATGGTTTATTAACTTTTTTAACTTTTGCAACTGTGGCTCTTGCATCTGCAGGTGTGGCGAACTTGATACTAACTGTGTCTTTAGGGTTCTCATCTGTGTATAAACGTCTGCCTGAACCTTTTGGTTTTTTACCTGTACCAACTTTAGGGTCTTTTCTTTTTGCCATTACGTAATATACTCTTTAAACTTTTAGCTTGTTTAGCATGAGTCTTAGATGCTTTACTTAATCCTTTAATAACTTTTTTAAGCTTTCTTTTTTGCTTTTCCATAACCCTTTACCTGCCTTGCAGAAGTTGTATTACCTTTATACTTTTCAGTCTTTGCAGGTTTATCATAAAAACTTGCAATAAGACCACCACCAAACATAGGTTTAAATCCCATGTTCATTTTAGCTTTTGCAGGTAACATATGTATACCCGGATTTTCTGCTTTAGGTGGTAAGTCTTTAAGACCTATAGTTTTACTTTTAGTGCCTGATTTAAATGCCTTAAACTTTATACCTTTACCTGCACCTTTTTTATCTGCTTCTTTTCTTTTTAACTTATCACCTTTACCTATTATTCTTGAAGTTCTTTCAGGCATCTTTCTTTTTTTAGGAGTACCAAACATATGTCTAAAAAAATCTGATGCACTATCATACGCAACGTCACCTTTTTTATCTATAAACCTACCTGTATAGTCATTAGATTTAACTTTAGGTAACTTTTGTTTTTTTACTTTAGGTGAGTCAGGTTTTTTTATTTTAGGACTAAAATCTTTTTTAGGTTTTTTATCCTTATTACCTCCACCAATACTTTTACCTTCACCTACATTTTTATCTGTTCCTATTGCAAATGGAAGCAAAGCTGCGGCTCCACCTGCTGCAATTTTCTTTTTATTCCTTTTTAAAAAATTTAAAATTTTATTGCCTGTTGCAGCTCCACTTGATTTAGGAATTGTAGTTAAAGAAGTAGTTTTCTTTTTAACTATATTAGTTCCTTTAGGAATAGTAACTAAATTAGTTCCTGTTTTTTTAGGTGGTTGTTTAGTAATAGTTAAAGCAGTTGTTTTATTCTTTTTACCACTTTTTAAAGTATCAGCTAATTTTTTATTATATTCTTTTCTACTAAATACTTTTTCTGCTTTATTAATTTTACTTTTTATATTTCTTTTTGTTTTTGCATCACTTGTAAGTTTTTTAACAGAAGGTTTTTTATCAACGACCTTTTTAGCTTTCTTTTGTTTATTTGCTAAGTTTTCTGCTCTCTTACTAACTTGTTTTTGTTTAGCAATTTTTTTATCTATATCTTTTTTTTGTATAGTAATTTTTTTATTTTTACCTGTAGTACCACCACCTGTAATAAATTTTTCATAGGCATCATCTATATTTTCTTTAAGAGACTTACCTAGTGTAAGTATTTTTTTAGCTGCCATTATTTTTTTCTCCCTGTCATTGCCTTACCATAACCACGCATTGCTTTACCAATACCTCGTATAGTTTTATTTCCTGTTCCTGTTTTAATTGGTAAACCTGTTCTAACTGCAGTATCAATCATGTCAATAGTATCATATACACCCATAGGCATAAGAGAAAGCATTGCACCTTTAAACTTACCTAATTTATTTTTACCTATAGTTTTCTTTTTTGTACCTGCTTTATAGTTAAGCATACCACCTTTCTTTCTAGGTATTACACCAAACTTTTCTTTTACACCTTTTGCTGCAGGTTTTCTTTTTTCTAAATTGTCAAGCTTCATTCTTAAACTTCCTATTAATTTAGGTTTAAGTTCTTTTTGCTTTTCAATTAATTTACTAA